TTAGTCTTACCAGTACCCATTTCCATAAATAATGCCCACACTTCTTTATTCCAACTAGCTGACAATGCATCTAATTGATGTTGAAAAGGCGTCGTTTTAAATCTATAATCCATAATAACTTTCTAAAAGAGCAATATAATACTTGCTTAAATAAATTACAAGAGATAAAGGAGAAATTAGAAAGATGGAATTTAAAAAAGAAAAACAGGATAAAAAACCTACTGTATTTTTAGTACAGGAAAATCCATATATAAATGTGTTAAGCGCACAGGAATATGGAGATATTGTTTTATTGTTTGAAAGTGGTCAACAAATTATGTTTAGTCCACAGCCTGCGATAAAAAAACTTCGCAGAAAACTCAAAGATTTCGATGATAATGACTATCTTTTAATGATGGGTGATCCAGCAGCAATGGGTATTGCATGTTGTATTGCTTCTGATATGAATAGAGGTAGATTTAAAATACTTAAATGGGATAAGATTCAAAAGAAATATTATTCTGTTAGTATTAACATTAATGAGAAAGGCGAAATAGATGAGCAAGATAAACTTTGAAGGCGACGCAGTAGCTAACTTAGAACAAACAGGTTTAGAATCTGTTGCAGAATTACTAAGAGAACAGTTACGTTTAGAGAGTGTTATAGCAGACACAGAAGAACAATTAAAAGGTTACAAAGAACACTTACGCAAATTATCTGGTGAAACAATACCAGAGAAAATGGCAGAGCTAGGCATGACATCAACAGAGATGTACGATGGATCAAAGGTACAAGTAGTAGAAGACATTTATGTATCTATACCTAAAGATCCACAAAAATCTAAAGCATGTTATGAATGGCTGGAAGACAATGGTTTAGGAGACATTATTAAGAATAGTGTCGGTATAAGTTTCGGTAAGGGTGAGAGCAACATGGCAACACATTTGCAAGAAACCATCAAAGAGATGGGTCTCATACCTGAAGTAAAAGTTTCAGTGCATCCTTCGACACTGAAAGCCACTATTAAAAAGTGGCATGAAGAAGGAAA